CCCCTTAAAGATGAAGCTGCCAACGATGTTATCAACATACCTGGACCTTCAAGACCTTCAAGACCTTCAAGACCAACAGGAACAAGACCCAAAACATCACCCCAACGTAAACCTCAACCAGTTGATGTGAGGAGAGTGGACGCTAGAGGTGAACGAGACATTGCTAATCTCCTTCGAGAAATTCAGAAACCAGAGGAAAGTATAAGCAATATGCCTGTAATTCAAAATAGAGTTTTCAGATGCTTGGGTCTCGTGAACTAAATTATGAATTCTAAATTATGAATTCTATGCAAACTCGTCTAAATAAAAACAAAATGGCACATATCAGTACTGAAGACTTGGAGAATTTAAGGAAAAAGGTGGTCTCGTTGAAAGGAGAAGTGGAACATCTTACCCAAGAGAACGAGAAATTACAGGAAGTAATATACAAAAACAACAAAATGAAAATAACTAAAGAGAATAAAGATCTGGTAAAGCGAGTTATACGGAAATGACGAATCGAAGAAGAGATGTGTTTATAAAAACATATTTCTAATTTAAATATTATAACCTCTAGAGGTTATAATATAAACTACATTGTAACTTGTCATTCACTCAAAAATGAATCCATCTTTTCTCGTGCAGTCGCAAACAGACCTGTCAGTTCCTCGCCTAAAATATATCGTATACCGATACGTGACAGCCTGGTAAGCGGTCATGTTCTACTCGGACGGTCTCCTCTAATAGAGGAGACCGCGTAAATCAATTTATGTTTATTTATTCATCATTGTTTGAATAAACCAACTAATAACTAAAGTGCCTATAATGGTTAGAAGTATAGTTGTGTAAGATGCTTTGAAGAGTGCTGTAATGACACCTAACAGCAATGCTAAGATAACTGGCCACCATTTCATGAGGAATTCTTTCCAACTAAATACAGGGAGTCGATGAACAACAGGGAGTAAGGGAGTGAGTGGGCCTGGGGCTGGGGCTGGGGCTCCTCCCCTGTCGTATTGCATCTTTTTCCCTATTCCGACCCCTTTCCGCAGACACGCCGTTGGGGTGCCCATCTCTTTCCCGGCTGGGGGGTTGTTCGTTCCGCAGTACGTGTTGTTTGCGATGATGGGTTGGTAGTTTGGGTTAAATCCGGTCATATTCGAGTGGAGTCCTTGTCCTACTCCTTTCTTGAGGCACTCGTAGGGTGTTCCTATTCTCCGGTTCCCGACTTCGTACAAGTTATTGCCACAATAGATTTGGTTACTCATTTTCTAACAACACAAATATTTGAAATTTTCATTTTAGGATTTATGGTTTAAAATTAGTAATCATGAATACTACTATGAATAACCCTTCATCTCTGTTTCGTATCTCCGGAGCCGTTGTTCAGGCAACCGGCCTCCCGATTGACGGAACACCGAGAGTTGTTCAAGACTGTTTCGAACACCCTTGCTGTCTCATGACTCCTTACAAGAAGCCTAAATCTGGTCTTGATTGGAGAAGCGAGGGCACACACGTGGCCGCGGAAGCAGGGCACGTACAGTGCGTTGACCACGCTCGTAACCACGGCTACACCTGGGACTCCGCCACTACTGAGATTGCTGCGAGAGAAGGACACCTCAATGTGTTGGCTCACGCCCACCAGAACGGGTGCTCCTGGACCTCCGAGTGCATCGACGCTGCGATGGAGAACGGGCAGTTGCCGTGCATTAAATACGCAAACCAAAACGGATGTGCATGGAGTGAAGATTCACTGATAATGTCAATCAAAAACAACGAAACTGAATGTTTCAAGTACGGATTCGACAACGGAGCTCCATATGAGGACACTGTGATGGAAATGATATGTCCTGGACACAACGACGACATCATCGACTTCCTTTACGAGAAAGGACACAACCACCCCGATGTAGACAGAAGCAAACGCGGACGCAAGCGAAAGGAACCAACCCGATATAGACCTACATAAACAAAATGGTGGACAAAGGTATATTTACATACCCATTACTCTTTAGGACAAGTTATTTCATTACTAAAGAGTAATGAAATGAAGCTAGTACGAGGGATTGAGTAAAATACAAATTATGAATCGTGGATTGGGGATTTACCGAAGAGCATCTTATACGTTGTCCAAAACATTGCAGGAACCGTACACCCCTGGATGAACCACACGTACCAGTTCTCGTCGAAACACCTAAACATGGCTACTCGGGCCCCGACCGCGCTCGCGAACGGAATACACGTCATGGATAATATAAGTATACATTTATAAATGAACCGTACCTTGGAGTGTGCGATGTGGTCCATTATGATAAATGATGGTATTAATGTTGTTCCCATGAAAGCGGAGATAATACAAGTGGAGATGCATTTGACGGGAGGGGTGAGGACCTTGATCACGATTCCGAACTGTATTATGTTTGTAAGTGTGAACGCCGCCGTGGTGGAAGCGCAGTCTTGCATTTGCTACTTACGTTTTCTTTCACATATCGAGGTATTACTAATTCATATCTGTCATACTTTGCTTGCAGAGCGCGTAGCCCTTATCGAACATGTCTATCAACTCCGTGTTGCTGCTATCGAAGTTAAAGAAGTTTGATTTGAAGTCTAGTTTGACTATATCGCATTTGGTTCTATCTATTTTGTCGTTCGTGACAGTAGATATGAAGATTTGAAATACTTTCAAAACAAATTCGATATTACCAAAATCATGAGGACTGTATTTACGCTGAGGGTTGCTCGTCATCACACCGAGACATTCGTGCCCAATGTCTTCACCATGCTCAATGGCAAAATTGTCGACCAGGCCCCCATCCAAGTAGGCCTTCTCGTTATACATGTACGGCTCGAAAACAAGCGGGAAGTTGCTGCTCATTCGGATTCCGTGGATAACGGGGAGGTCGGGGTATGTCGCTGATGAAATGTACTCGCGTTTATCGTCAGTCAAATTATAAGTCGTAAAAACTAACTTACTCCCAAACAACTTCTCTAAATTCTTCATGGTAGGCATGTACCCCAGTTTCTCGATGATGAGTTGTTCTAGGCAGTTTTTGATTGGTTCGAAGCTCATCAGGGGTTTTCCCATCAATAGCATATTAGAGATGTTGAATTGGACCATGTTTTTGTATACTTTCTCTATACAGAGATACGTTAATATCTCTAGGGGTTGGTACCCAATAAGAAGGAGGAGTGATAGGATTGCTCCTGAAGACGTGCCGATATATGTTTTAATGGTTTTGATGAACTCGTTGTCGGTGAGGTACTGTAAGGCTCCCAGCGTCACGATCGCGTTCGTTGAGTTTCCTGAGAGAATGAGAGTATCGTATTCCTTCATTTTACAACACCTTTCACGTCCCTAACCCTTTAGGATAAGAGGCCCCGTGCGATCCCTCACTCTTCCTCGTCGTCTACTGTGTATGTGGTTGTTGTAAAAACACCTGTATGTTTTGGTGTTTGGGGGATAGAGTAATCATAGTTGAAATTTAAATCGGTATACGTCTCGTGTTTGATTAGGTACTCGTTAACATCGGCGACCTTGCTTTCTTTGTAGTGTAAATCCGTAGGTTTAATCATCTTGAGGAGCAACGCCAGGACGAGTATGTTGGAGATCGCCATCTTCTGCGGGGGCGTCATGTCTGGAATGGCCGCTACGTATTTGTAGAGCAAGTAGATCTTGTCCTTCTTGCGAGCAGTTTGCCACGTATTCCGCGTGTTCTCTATGCAATCGGCTAAGCGCGTGAAGTCGTTGGTCTCCCATAACTTGTCCGTTAACTCGTCGCGGGCCTTGTCTGAGTACATGACCGGGATGATAAATTCCCCGTTGGGCGTGACTAATATATTTTTATCTTTTCTCTTGATGATGTGTATGCCGTATCCGAAGGCTAGTTTTTGAAGAAACTTTTGTTTATATGGGTCGTCTTGGAAATATTTACTACATTCGATAAAGAATGGAAACACGTTCATTTGTTTATCGAATTTTTGAATTTAACCCACTAAGGATAGTAACTATAAGTAAAAATGTCTGTTAAAATAAGCCTTAACGACCTCTCCATGTCTGAGAAAAAATATATCGATGAAACACTTATAATCACAAACGATAACGAAGATATAGAACTGTTTGCTGTTGTAGGTTGCTCTAAAGACGACCGTTTCGTGTTCCTACCCTTCAACTTCGCCTGTGCTAAGTTTCCTCAATGTATTCCCAACGTGTTAGATGTAGATGATGTTTCACGTAGTTCTTCCAATTCTAGTTCTAGTTCTTCCAGTGAGTTTTCAGGAACTCTCCGTCCGAAACAAAGACTAGTTAGTAATGATGCTATGAAAAGCCTTACAGAAACAAGGTCAATCGTAATATCTGCCGAACCCGGGTTCGGCAAAACAATCACATCGATAGAAATGATATGTCAGCTCAACACCCCCACCGTTATCTTCGTTAAACAAGCAATGCTTATCGACCAATGGATCAGAGCTATAAACACACACGCGCCAAATAAAAAAATACAAAAGATTACATCAAAAACAACCATCGACAAAACTAATGATATTTACATTTTGAACCCCATCATCCTCAAGAAAGATATAGAAGATCTCAAGTTCACACTAGACGACTTCGCGCATATAAAGCTCGTCGTTGTCGACGAGCTCCACCAAATCGTTACCAAAGTTCTTCACAAGGCCTTCTTCAAATTTCAACCTAACTATGTTATTGGTTTATCTGCTACGCCCTACCGACCCAAAGACGACCCCTTTGAGCCCGCTATTGGCTGGTTTTTTGGTACAAACGTTGTCGGGAGCAGATTATTTAGGAAACATACTGTATTCTGTGTAAAAACAGGATTCAAACCAAAAGAAATTAAAACACAACCTCATACCGGTAAATTAGATTGGAGTTCCGTGCTCACGTGCCAAGCCGAGGACATCAGAAGAAACAACATCATTGTGGACGCGGTGACCAGATTCCTAGACAGGACATGGCTTATACTAGTCAAACGAGTTGGGCATGCGAAATCTCTCCAAGCGCTATTCAAAGCCAAAGGAATTGAGAGCGAGACGATCACGGGTGCGGACCGGGATTTCGACAAAACAACCAAAATCCTTATCGGAACTACACCAAAAATAGGTGTCGGGTTCGATCACGCCCCAATCGACGCGCTCTGCATGGCCGCCGACGTCGTGGAATACTTTGAACAATTCCTAGGTAGATGCATGAGAAGACAAGAAGTTGAACCCATCATCATCGACTTCGAAGACACGTTCAATCCGCTCGCAAAACATCTCAAAACCCGGATCCAAAAATATAAAGAACACGGAGGTGAAGTAAATACACTAATCCTCGACAACAACACAATGGAAATAGATAAACCAAATACACCCCGAATTAAACTACCAAGACGAAGAGGACAAAAAATGTAATGTAGTTATAAGTGTAGGTATAAGTGTAGGTATAAGTGTAGGTATAAGTATAAGTGTTAAAGTAAAAATAGTTCATTACTCTAGCTAGAGTAATGAAATCAACTTGCTTCACAGGAGCAACTTATACCGCTTTGACCGTTTGAGTCTTTTTTAAAAGGTCTTTCGCGTTATCGTAACGATCAGCAAGCTTCGCGTCGTTTTTATTGGTTGCCCAGAGGATAGCTATATTTGAAAGTGTAATTTTAGGGTTCTTGTCGCGTTCCTCTTTGCAGAAATAAAGATATTTAGATTTGAGATGGTTATCGTTCTTACATTCTTTCTTCTGCATGGCTTCCTTCTCGGTATGATACCTCTTCTTGTCTATCTCGGCGAACTCCGCAATCCTCTTTTTCATCTCAGGATCTGGAAACTGCTTAAACTGCTGCCATCTATTGCCTAACTCGCACGTAACTTCCTGAATGTCGATAACTTGCTTATCGGCGGGGAGGACAGAACGCATCTCCTCTTGGATCTTGGGCCGCATCTCTCTACAAAAATAAATATACTCACTCATCGGCCTAGGTGGATGATTAGGCTTATCGGTTTTCTTTAGAGAACCTTTGAGTTTATGTAAGTTAGATTTAGCTTTCCATTCATCAAGAAGTTCGGGGGTCGCAAGCTTACTTGTATTCAAAAAAGATACAACAAACTTATTCACGATATGATAATGAATATTCTCCTCTTTCACCATTTTCTCTTTGTAGAATGGTTGATATTTCTTAAGTCATTTATAACCTTTTAATTCATTACTGTGTTAATTTTGGTAGGAAAATATATAGTATCCCAAAGATAAATCATAATATTTGTTAGTGAAAACGGTAATAATTTTCGTATGAGTTATAAAATGTCTTATTGTGGAAAATCAGCTCCCTCATCACCCTCACGAAACTATGAATGTATGCGAAAGGGGGTCGGAGTGGGAAGGAATGTTAAGTTACCCGGAGGTTACACCCCCGAGCGGGACGACCCTCGTGAAAACGCATACTGCGGCGAACAAAGCCGTTCTCCTTCGGGAATGCACAGGGGAGACCCTCTCGACTGTTTCAGAAAAGGATTCGGTATGGGGAAAAAACTACAATACGGTCGTAGAAAATATAATACTAGAGAAAACTTTGATGAAGATATCATGTTTTTATACAAATACAATTCTAAATTACTTCTCCTTTCATTCCTTGTAATGTTAATCGTTTTCGGACTCCTATTCGTAGTAGAAATATATTGGGCTTGGTCTCTATTGATTGGGTTCATTGCAGGTGTCTTGTTCTGGTATTTTTGTTCTGAATAATGAAATTAATGAACGAAAAAGGTATTTAACAAAAAATACATTTGTAGTAAAATGTACGCAAGAGCTGATGAACTGTATCAACAACCAATTAATGTTAAGGTTACCACAACAACTCAGGGGTCCTCTTACGACCCCGACGTGTTCGGTCCCGCATTCTGGTTCACTATCCATAATGCCACGACTACATACCCTAATAGACCAACGATCTTCGTCCAAGACGGTATGAAGCAACTTATCTCCAATATGCATCTCCTCATACCCTGTGTTTCATGCAAAGAACATTTCTTTGCATTCCTTAAAACATCAGATATACACCAAGCCACGTCGTCACGAGATAACCTTTTTAATTTTTTTGTAAATACGCACAATTACATCAATAGGAGATTCAGAAAGTCCGAGATGTCGATCGCGGATGCAAAAAAAATGTACGGGTTCGATAAACAAGGAGTTGGCTCAATGGTCCGTATAACATATGTATAAACATGTAATTAATTTATTACCCTCATAACTCATAAGGTAATAAATTTCGTGATCTAACACTGGGATACTTACTTTTCTTTATTGATTTTGATTTTTTGTTCCTGAACGATATCGCTTGTTTTGTTCATTAGCGATTGAACGAATGTTTCGTCATCGATTCCTCGTGTGTAGAGGATATCCCTAACACGTTGTTCATGGTCTTTCTTGCTCAGGTTGATCTTCTTTTCCTGGCTGGCTAGGGTTATGTACGTGTGTTCGTCTACGCGGACGCCCTGCTCGTTTCGCTCGTTGAGGTAGTTTTGGATCTCTTTTACTAACTCTTTTTCCTGTTTTCGTAGTCCACCCACTACTACCTGGTACTCCTTGATCTTCGCTTTGGTTTGAATCAGAGCATTGATTGTCGCTTCGATCGTTGTCATCTTTTGAGTATTCTTTCAATGACTTTAAACCGTATGTGTCGATGTATATTTGTCTTTCATTTTTGTCAAGCATATCTGGATGAATGCCATCTCGAAGCATTAACCTCACTTGTGCTGCCGCTTCCATATTGATCGTGTGAGGGTTGGGGTCATTCGCCTTGTCGTAGAGAGCCTGAGCCATTTTTTGGTATTTGTAGAGTTGTTCAGGATCCATTCGTTTGACCGTCTCCTCGATGGCGTTGTCGTTCCACAGCGTCTGTACATTAAGACTGTTATTCATTTTTTATACTCCTACATTTTACATATATCGTTGTGTGAAATGTTACCCCGAAGGGTAAAATTTCGAAAAAGAAAAGACATTTAGTCCGAATCACTGTCAGAACCATCTTTGGTTTGACTAATGATCTTCTTATTTTTTGGTTGTTCTCGGTTTTCTGAGTCTGAGTCTGAGTCGTAAAGCTTGGCCTTGGGTTTCTTCTCAAATGACTTATTCCTAAAACGGGTTGGGAGGATGATGTTGCGCTTGCTCTTGAATTCGACGAACTCGCTGATGATAGCCTCGGACAGCTTCATTTGGATGTAAGGCTCTTTCCCGACGAACACACTGTCAATCACGAACATGGCAGTCGCTCTGCAGTTGACGTCCTTCTGGATAAGCCTGTCGACTGTATCCTTCTGGTTCAGTTCCTTGATACCCTCTTCCTCGCATTCGTCTATGAGATGGAACTTGGTCTTCATGAAGTTGTTGCTTTCGACGACCTTCGCGTAGACATATACGGCGTCGATGCCATTCTCTTGCTCCTTCCTCTTCGTGATTTCCATGCTATCGACGTTGGTGCCCCACTTCTTGTCGCGCTGCTTACCGAGAGCCTTAATCATCTCGGGGTCCTTCATGGCTTCTTTGAGCTTTTCGGTGATCTCATCCAGCATGTGGACGGTGTCGTCCTCGACCTTGATATCGGTCTGTTCGTCTTCGGAGATCTCGTCTCCGTTCGCGACGGCCTCCCTCTGTTTTCGGTTGATCATCGCAAACGACATTTTTGCTGGGGATGTTTCCTCGTACTTGGAGACACCGTAGGAAAACAACTCAGATGTTTGAATCTTGAGTTTATCGAGCTTCTCCTTCTTGCCGTTACCATATCGGTACTTGATATTTACCCAGACACCTTTTTGTACGGGGGCGGGGATGTTCTTGGGCAACTCAACGACGATGTTATTAACGTCCAGTTTATGAAACGCATTATCTTGTTCTGCGGAAATGATGTTGACAGTTTGTTGTTCAGTAGTATTAGACATGATTGCTTTATTCTTTTCTATCATCCTTCATGTCTATAATTCAACTTTTAAGCAACTTAGTAAACGCACCATCATATGCACATGTTCGAGTTAGAGATTTGTATTGTGAGAGAAAATGGTTAAAACAATTTCTATCAAGGAACTGAATATAGATTCGATTAGACCAAACTCTGAGAGCCTCAAATCAAATCTTGGAGGGTCAAAAATCACCATCATTGGCAAACCAGGGTCCGGTAAATCTGTCCTCATTAAACACTTACTCTACGCGAAGAAGCATGTCATCCCCACGGGACTCGTGATTTCGGGCTCGGAAGACAGTAACAAGTTCTACTCAAGGCTCTTCCCAGACCTATTCATCTACGAAAAATACAAAAAGGAAGTCGTAGAAAACTTCATCAAACGCCAAAAACTCGCCAAAGAACACCTACCCAATGGGTGGTCCGTCCTCGTAATGGACGACTGCATGGACGACGTCAAGATCTTCAATGACCCGCTGCTACAAGGCCTCTTCAAGAACGGGAGACATTGGAACATGCTGGCAATTTTCGCCAACCAATACGTGTTCGATTTTAAACCCAATATCCGTACAAACATAGACGGAGTGTTTATTTTCAGAGAACCCAACCAGGCCAACCGTGAGAAAATCTACAAAAACTTCGCCAGCATCATACCCTCTTACGCCACGTTTTGCCAACTCATGAACGAACTCACAACTGACTACACGTGCATCTATATCAATAACCAAATACAAAGCAACGAATGGACAGATTGTGTCTTCTATTTCAAAGCAGACCAAGTCCCCGACTTCAGATTCGGGTGTGACGATTACCTCCACTTCGCCGATACAAGACAAAAAGAAGATGAATAGAATTATAAAGATTAGGTATTTATAACCCTATGGTTATAAATCTACTACTATCTACCTATAATGAAGCGTACTCAACAACTCCGGATTAAAATCACCAACCTCTTGTTTCATCCATTTCCAAGCCATGGTCTTGTTCACTTTCAAACCTATGGTGTCAAACACATCCCGTCTGTGAATCGCCGTTACCGGATACAGTAACCCGGACAAATAGTGACGCACCTGAGTCCTAAACTTTTCCTCGTCGGGATCCGTTATCACTTTATTGTGAGGAATCCCGTCCACCACGTTTACATATGAGGCATGATTCGTAGGTCTCGGTGTAACAGGTCTCAACCTCTGTACATTAAGGCTCATAACCAATCTAGACAGACCATCGTTTATATTCTCGACCTCCTCTGTATATCTCTCACATATATACTTGACGATCTCTCTGAGCTCTGTGTAGTGGAGCTGGTAAAACTCTTTACCCTTTTTGTCCACAAAGCGACCAACGAGGTCTTTTACTCTAGATTCAGCATGGTGGTAGTCAGCCACCACAAATATATCTGAATAGTAGAACATGTCTCCATTTACGGACCTCGTGTTGTATGTGGATAGTCTAGACTGAAGCTTATCTGAGGACTGGACACCTCCTATCTTGAACCTGTTGCGTTTGGCGTACGAGTTACAAGTGGCTATGTAGATGACCTCTGTGCAGTTGCGTTGGCTGTCCGAGACGGAGATATCTTTGAGGATGGATATGTAGTCCTGTTGTTCTTCGAGTTGTGTGTCCTTTAATCTCAATTGCTCTTCAAAATATATCCTCATGCTTTCAACATCTGTATCCACTACAGCGGCAGCTACATCCAGCCTCTCGTCCGTTGTACCTAAATGAGCTGTATAAATTATGTTGGTAGCCCAATCCTGGAACCGGTAACCGGTGCCGGATCGCGAGGTGAAAATGATCTTGAGGAGTCCGTTGTAAGTCAGATACGTGGCAGCCTGGTAAGCGGTCATGTTCTGTTCGGGCGGTGTGATAGAATGTATCGTACCGCCCGAACAGAACATATCATATTCTGTTTGATCTAACCACCTATCTATATTATGAATTATTTCCATTTCAAACAATTTCTGTATATCGGCACATTTGAACCTAATACCTTCTTTCGTCTTTTCACCTCTAACCTCCACTTCGTACACGTTTCCCAGTTCATCTCTAAATTTTTCTTCTTCCCTCAGTTCGAGAAGAGGCGGGAGGGGTTTGTACTTGTAAGCATCCTGGTCTCCTGTTAATTTGGGTAAGTTGCTATGTACCCAGTCCTCAGATATGAGGACATTGGCTCTTTTGTTTTCGGGGATTGCAGGAGACCACGTGTCGGTTCGCTTGCTGTACGTAGCGAACCAGTATTGGTCCTCGGGTATGTTTTTCTTTTGAATTGTTTTCCTGGGTTTGTCTATACATCCTACGAAGAACGGTCTATCAAATATGATGAGATCGTTGAGGAGGTATACACTGTTACCTTCAAAGGTGAAGGATGTAAGATTTTGTTTTATATTAGCCATTTTGTAGATTGGTTGTTTTTCCGAAGAAAAAATCAATTTATTTGAGTCAGATACGTGACAGCCTGATAAGCGGTCATGTTCTGCTCGGGCGGTACGATAGTTGGTAGCCCAATCCTGGAACCGGGAACCGGGAACCGGTGCCGGATCGTGAGGTGAAGATGATCTTGAGGAGTCCGTTGTAAGTCAGATACGTGGCAGCCTGGTAAGCGGCCATGTTCTGTTCGGGCGGGGTCCTCTATTCGAGGACCCCGCCCGAACAGAACATATCATAATTCTGTTTGATCTAACCACCTATTATATTATGAATTATTTCCATTTCAAACAATTTCTGTATATCGGCACATTTGAACCTAATACCTTCTTTCTTATCGCCTCTAACCTCTACTTCTTCCACATCCTTACATATTTATAACCCTGGGTTATAAATCTACCTACTAAAGTTACAAAAATGGGTTAATTTTGCCATCGTCTTCTTCTTCATCTTCAATCGACGACTGTCTGCACGTCTTATTAGGCCAGTACTTACCTTTCTCGAGTTCACCCCATTGGCTGATGAAATGTTGTCTGATGGTACTTCTAGTAGGAATAATATGGTTAGGACACTCCTCTTTGAACCATT